CAGGCGAAGTTCGGCAATCCGCAGGCCATGCAGAATCTGTGGCAGGCGTCGCAGGCTGTCAAGGCTCTGAACGAAACAACGCCGGGAGACGGCGGCTATCTCGTTCCTGACGAATACACGGCAGAAATCCTTGCGTTCGCGCGGCTCAATTCCGTTGCGATGCAAGAATGCCGTATATGGCCTATGACGTCCGACGTCAAACGCATTCCGGCAGAAAGCGCAAACGTCGCCGTGACATGGAACACGGAAAGCAACGCGGCGTCCGCTACTACGCCGACCATCGCGGAAGTCGTGCTGACCGCCAAGAAGCTCGATGCCTACACCACCATATCAAACGAGCTGCTGCAGGACAGCGCCATTGATATCGTGTCATGGCTGACCAGCCAGTTTTCCGAGGCAATCGGCCAGGCTGTTGACCAGCAGGTGTTCAGCGGGACCGGCTCTCCCTGTTCCGGTCTGATCACCGCAGGCGGAGCATCGACATCGGTCATGATGGCATCGACGCTGACCAACGCTTCGTCCATCACCGGCTCCAATCTGTCGGACATGATCTCCAAGCTCGCCGAGAACGTGAGTGCCGGCGCTAAGTTCTACATGAACAAGCGCATCGTGCATTTCCTTCGGATCTTTGCCGATACTGCCACGCGTTACCAGTGGGGAACCATGGGGACAGGAGACCCGAACACCATCTGGGGGTATCCGTACCGGTCGGTTGAAAAGATGCCGTCCGCCCCTGCTGCAGGTACAGGGTTTGTCGTCTACGGCAACCTGCGGTATTTCTGCATCGGCCGGAGGTTGCAGTCAATGACCCTTGAGGTCGATCCATACGGCAGGTTCATTGAGTCCGACACGCGGTTTAAGATCGTCAACCGCTTCGGGCTCGCGTCAGGATTGCCTGCCGCGTTTGTCAGGCTTTGCACCGCCCCGTCATAAACGAAGGATGACGGCACAGGCGGATTAACCAGGGGGAGGGGTGTGATGCAAGTTTCCTTCGTCTCTTTCCTTTCCTTGCATCCTCCTCCTCCCTTTTTTTTGAAAAGGAAACCGACATGAGAACCTATTTTCAGTATTGCCCGACATTTCGATGCAATCTTAACTGCAGCTATTGTCCGAGGGAAGTCAAGATCGCCCCGGACGGCAAGAGCTACAAGGTAACATTCGAGGATCGCAAGACCTTTGAAATCGCCGAGGAAATCCCCTGGGCGTACCTGCTGCACCTGCTCAATAGGTGGCGGCCTTATCATTTGGAAATAACCGGCGGTGAGCCGATGCTGTATGCCGGTTTTAACGAGCTGCTCTCGCACATGCCGCGTGACTGCTCATGGGCGATAACTACCAACACGCTTATAACCGACGTGGTGCAGAAGATAAGCGCGAACACGCCGCCTATGGGATGGTCAAGCTCATATCATTACCATAGTGACGCGGTCTTTGCTGAGAACACCAACTACCTGCGCACCAAGGGGATACCGGTCAAGGTAAACATGGTATTGACCCCGCGCAACGGCGAGCGGATCATCGAAAAGCTGAAATACTTTCAGGATCTGAAGCTGCCGGCGGCAATAATTCCCATGATCCGCGAGGGATTTACCTGGAAGGACCACATCGACATTTATAACCGGTTTAAAAACATCAGCCGCGAGCTCAATTCTCCTTATATCTACTTCGTGCCGACGCCCATCAACAACACCGGGGCGCCGCCGACCAAAGGCTGCTGCGGCGGCCATAATTACTTTCACCTGTTCCCTGACGGCAGGATGTTCAGATGCCTGTCCGACTGCTGGAAAGACGGGGTTGAGCCGGTGGGGAATTTAGAAACATTTGTGCGGCCTGAGAAAGAGCAGCCATGCGAAGCTGGCTGCACGCTCGCCTGCGATGTTGAAGTATACAACGGTAGGTACAGAAACTAAAGCAAAGGAGCAGAATAATGACGATAACTTCAGACGCATTGGCAGCAATAACGAACAGCAGGAAATTCAAAGACGGCGGGAAAGAAACAGTCGGCACTTTGCTCCGGACAATCGCCGATTATGTAGCCACTATCGACGGAGAGACGCTGACGGCTGCTCAGGCGGAGACGGCGATTGACGCGGTAGCTGACGCGGTTGACCCGCAGTAAATTCACAAAGGAAAAGGAGACGAGACGATGCTGAACCAGAACCGGATGCAGGCAGAATGTGCGGTATGTCATAAGGTGTGGACGGTAGTGGTCGGGGACTATGGCCTGTATACCTGCCCCTATTGCCCGTCGCAGTCAATCAAGCTGACCCCGCTCTATGAGACCAAGGATGTAAAGCCAATTAAAGGCAGGTCGGAGCGGTAGCATGGGAAAGATCGAGCGGATCTGCTGGGCATCTGACTATGAGGGGATCGGCAACGCCTACGGCTACACGACGCACATGAAGGCAATGAAAAAGCACGTGGGCGAGCTGGTGGAGTATGACAATGACGCCCCTATTGCCATGCACATTACCACCGGTGACACCTTCTTCCCCATCGAGGGCAAGAAGAATTACCTGTTTACCATGTTTGAAGGGGAACGGGTCCCGGACACGTTCATTGCAGGCACGCGCAAGGCTGATCACATCATCGTCCCCTGCCGGCAAAATAAGCGGGTGTATGAGCAGTACATTTACGACATCCCGATTGATGTCTGTCACGAGGGCTGCGACGTTGATTTCTACCAGTACCGGGAGCGGAAAATGCCAAAGGGTAAGCCCTTCCGGTTCCTGTGGGTAGGGGCGCCGAATCCGCGCAAGGGCTATGAAGAGATCATTATTGCCTGGAAGTGGTCGGGGGCGGACACCAATCCCAACGTCGAGCTGTACATCAAGACGACCATGACCGGGAAGGTGGAGCAGCTGAAGAATGTGGTGTGGGATTCAAGGGATTTCACCCTGGAAGGGTTGCGTGACCTTTACTACGACTCGCATTGTTTTTTATTCCCGACCAGGTCTGAGGGGTGGGGGTTGACCCTGACAGAAGCGATGGCGACCGGGCTTCCAAGTATCGCAACCGGGTATTCGGGACCGGCTGACTTCTTTGACAGTTACGTCGGCTACCCGATTGATTATAAGCTGCAGCACTATTACCTGGAGCATTACAACCTGCATACCGAGATGGCCGCTCCTTCGATTGACCACATGATCGAGCTCATGTCGCATGTGGTGAATAACTACAAGGAGGCCAGGATAAAGGCTCGCAAGGCGGCGGAGCGGATCAGGCACAAATTTACATGGCAGAAGGCGGCGCAGCGGCTGGTGCAGATACTCGAGGACTCAAACGGATGATTGCGGCGACTGAATTGCTAAATAAGCTCAATGCCGATGATCAGTCCATGGCCGATGAATGCGGCTATTACGGCAGGATCTGCCGGTCATGCAGCGCCCACAAATGCGATTACGGCATCAAGTTTACCGACCGCTGCCTGCTGATGGTGGCGCTGTGCTTTATCAACATCAGGAATGACTACTTTTACGAATACAAGAAGGTGCTGACATGGCATTAGCATTGTGCAAGGTGGAAGACGTCAAGATGTGGGTTGAGGGGCTGCACAACACTGCAAAGCAAGATGCCCTGCTGTCGCAGCTTATCACTATGGTAAGCGACCGGATTGAGCAGTACTGCAACCGCGAATTTGAGTATGCGGCAACCATTACCGAGCAGCACGACTCAGACGGGGCGCATGACTACATCATCGTCCGCCGGCCGCCCATTGCCACCGTGGCATCGCTCTATAATGACCCTGACCTGGCATTCGGATCGGGGACGCTGGTGGCGGCTGCTGATTATACCGCCTATACCGACGGAAGCGGGATTGTACAGCTTTTAGGCGGCAAGTTTATGAAGGGCTTCAGGAGCGTCAAGGTCACCTATGCCGGGGGGTACACCTACCAGACGCTTCCGGCCAGCCTGAAAGAAGCCTGCATCCTGCAGACGGTGACCCTGTTTAAGCGCCGGGAGCAGGCCGACCTGGTATCGGTATCCGGGGCTGGCGGGTCCATATCGAAATTCGAGCCATTGCAACTTATCGAAGAGGTACGGCAGGCCATTGACCCATTTGTGCTCTACAGGCCATATTAAAAACGAAATCTGAGCAGGTTTAAGCCATGGCAGTAACTGTCAGGATGTTTACGCCGAGAAAGTCGCCGTTTCAAAGGCTGCTGGCCGAACGCAAGGACGCATTCGCCAAACTATTGACGTATTACATGAATGAGGCGGTCAAGGCTGCAAAGCTGGGGGTGACCGGGGGCGGCAATTCAAAGACCATGTTAAACGTCCGATCAGGAAGGCTCAGAAGCTCTATCAACAAGCAGGTGCAGGTATCTGACACGACATTTCGTGGAATTATGGGTACCAACGTGGTCTATGCGGCTATTCACGAGTACGGCGGCACCATAACGCCTAAGAAAGGCCGGTTTTTAACCATACCGCTTCGGCATTTAAAGGGCGGGACCAACCGGGTGTCGGCATATTCAGCGGTTACCAATGCCGGGGTGGCCCGCTGGTCGGCCGGTGACCTTGCGCTGTCATCATTCATCGGGGGCAGGGAAGCGCTCGGGACATTCTTTAAAGAGACCAAGGGCAAGGCTTTTATATTCAGCAAGGACGCATCGGGTAACGCGATCCCAATTTTCAGGCTGGTGCGCTCGGTCACCATCCCGAAGCGGCCGTATCTGACCCCGGCTCTTGAATTGGTAGTGACCCCGTTTTCCACCGACATTGCCAACGCCATGGAAACCATGGTCGATAGCGTATCTTACAATGAGTGAACCGTTTAATCCGCCGCACATCAGGGCATGCGTCACCAGGGGCAGGAAGAAAGAGGTATATCTTTCTAACGGGACGATATGCGTCCCTCTTACATTAATCAAAAAGAAAGCGAAGGATCATGAGCGACTCAATCAGGGAACAGATAATTCAAAACTTTCAGACTGCAGTCAGGACTGTCCGCAAGGGTAGCGGATACCAGTTTGACATTGACTACAGCTCAGTGCAGCGCGGGAACACGCTCTCTGTCAACCTTGACGTGCTCCCGGCTATATACATCTTTGAGGGTGATGAGCGGACCATCGAGAGAGAACACTGCGGCACTGACACGCTCGTCTTAGAGCTCGACGTAAACATCGAGATATGGTGCAGCGACGCGGACAATCTGAGCCAGGTTGCAAACAACCTTGAAGCCGATGTAATAAAGGCAATCATGGCGGATTTTACGCGCGGCGGTCTTGCGATGTACACCGAGCGGATGGGGACGACGCCGTTTTTTCTCGAGAACTCGCATATCGGGGGCCGTATCGTGAGCTTTATAGTGCGCTATGAGGCGAAGGAAAACGACCCGTATAACGTGTAACTAGAAGAAGGAGATAACCAATGTCTGGACCATCAAGAATACAGATACAACGCGGTGCGTCGGTCTTGACCATGCTTGAGACAACAGCAGGGACAATGCTGTATCCGACCGCTGCGGCCGGGCAGTCCATCGTGCTTTCCGGAAACGCGCAGTTTTCTCAGAGCGCAAGTTTCACCGATTCAGCGGAAGCGCGAAACTCCCGGTCTGCTAAATCACGGTTTCAGGATTTAACCCCTGCGGGAACCTGGTCATTCCCGACCTACATCAGGCCGTCGGGTACGGCGGGCACGGCACCGGACGCAAAGCATCTACTGCGCTGCCTGTTCGGGACTGAGACGGTATCAGCCGGAACAAGCGTTACCTATACCCCGGCGGTCGATCTGTCAACCATGACCGTGCTTTTCAAATACCAGGACGTGGCCTTTGCGCTCATCGGGGCGACGGTGAACGAGCTTCGCATGTCGCTTACCAACAAGGGTGCCATCAACTGCTCCTGGTCAGGCGGCTTCATGCAGCTTGCCCAGGCCGGCTCGACCAACGGCTGCACCGCAACGGCGGCTGCAAGCTGGATCGTTATGCCGGCGGCGACCGACACACAGAAGTATTCGGTCGGCATGCGGCTTGAATGCTATAACGCCGCTGGTGCTTATACCCACTCGGGATCTGCATCGACCGGGTATATCATCGGATCGGTGGCAACAACCAGCATCTTTGTGACGCCCGCAATTGTGAGTACTATTGTGGCGGCGGATACAGTCAGGCCGTGGATCCCGACCATCGCCGAAGTCGGTTATCCGGTTGAATGTCGGACCGGCACCTGTGAATTTGACGACGTTGGGGTAACGCTGATGGGTATGGAAGTGGCGTTCAACAACAACATCCGCTACCTTGAGGATGAAATCACCACCTCTGGATATCCGTCAGCCTTTGCGGCGGACAACCGCAAGATCACCGGCTCGACAAACATCTATCTGCGCGGTGAAGACCTGCATTACTTCTACAAGGCGCGCAACAACACCAATGTCAAGATCGAGATGCTGGGGGGCAGCGTGGCAGGCAAGTTGTTCAACCTGACCATGCCATACTGCAACTTCAACGTGCCGCCCATCGCGGGCGAAATGGAGAAGCAGCTCTCACTCGAATTTCAGGCCCTGGGGTCTGCGGGTGAAGACGAGGTCACGCTGAAGTTTACCTAGTACCGGGCGCAGGCTTACGGTAAGCCGCGCTCGTTTATCACCACACCATTCCGCAATGGGAGAGACGGTCATAGGAGGCCGTCTCTCTTTTTTTGCGGGCAAAGGAAAGGAGCTACATTATGGCAGGGCAATTCATTCAGATCATTAGCAAAGACGAGAAGTGTACCTATCAGAACGGCGATTCAAGGATTTTCTACCGGCGGCTGCCCGCTTCAGAGGTGACACGCATCGAAAAGAAGTGGACGACCAAGAAGGGCCGCAACTCAAGGACCGGTGAGCCGATTGTCGAGACCGACCTTGAGCAATTCAACAATGACCTTTTAGACTACCTTATCATTGACTGGGAAAACGTCAAGGACGACAAGGGGAAGGACATCCCATGCACTAAGGAAGTGAAGCTGGCTTTACCGTCAGAAGTGCGGCGTGAGCTCATCGACCTGGCCGGCGCAAAAGCGCCCATGCATGATGAAGAGGAAGATGAAAAAAAAACGTCGAAGAGTACGCACGTTTCCTAAGAGATTTAAACCGCAAGGAAGTGCAGTCTTTGACCTGCGAAAAGTGCCTTGAAATCAAGGAATCGCTCGACATCGAGCCGCAGTGCGAGACCTGCAAGAATCCGTATTTATGGCGTGTCAACCGGGAAGTGTTTCAGATTTATAATCTGATAGCAAGCCGTTTCGTCTATGACTTCCATGCCATTAACCTCGTCTTTGACATTTATTGCATGAAGCTCTCAAAGGACGAGGCGGTTTTGCTATTGGAAAAGCTGATCATTATTCACCGGGAAATGTCAAAGTCTGAAGAAGAGTTAAAAGAAGAAGACAACAAGCTCATAGCGAGTCATGAATAATGGCTGACAAAGGCATCTATCTCAAGCTGGAAGTAGACGACAAGGGGACGCCGGTCATAAAAGGCGTTGACGCCGCCTATGCCAAGGCGATGCAAAACATCAGAAGCTCGACCGATCTTGCGTCCCGGGTAAGCGACCAGTTTAAAAGCAAGCTGTCGGGCCTGGCGGGGTCTATTTTCAACTTACGAAACGCGGTCATCGGGTTTGCCGGGGCGACCGGGGCCGGTGCACTGGCAAAGAGTTTTTTGTCAGCCGCTTCAGAGTCTGAGAATCTTGCCACCAGGCTGAAGGTGCTTTTGGGAAGCCAGGCGGAAGGGGCCAGGCTGTTTAAGGAAATGGCCGATTATGCCGGCCGAGTTCCCTTCCAGTTTCAGGAGGTCATGAGCTCGGCCACTGCTTTGTCAGGGGTCATGAAGGGCGGGGTGGATCAGATCAAGCAGTGGATGCCGATGATCGGCGATCTGGCTGCTGCTTCAGGCATTGGATTGCAGGAAACCACGACACAAGTAATTCGCATGTATTCGGCGGGAGCGGCAGCGGCAGACCTGTTCCGTGAGCGCGGCGTTCTTGCCATGCTCGGATTTACCGCAGGGGTTGAATACTCGGCCGAAGAAACGCGAAAGAAACTTATGGACGCATGGTCGGGCACTGCCTCGCAATTCAAAGGGGCAACAGATGCCTTGGCGTCTACCTGGACTGGCACCATGTCCATGTTTGGGGATATGTGGTTTAAATTCAGAACCAAGGTTATGGAAACCGATGTCTTTGCCTTCTTAAAGATGGGCGCTCAGGACGCTCTTAAAACGCTGCAGCAATTTGAGAAAGACGGGACGCTTGATAAGTGGGCCGAGCAGCTGGCCGAAACCGTGCTCGGGGCCTTTGAGGTGATCCTGGTCAATGCGGCAAAGTGGGCTGACACCTTAAAGCCGATCATCTCGAGCATATGGGACTTTCTGGCGCAGGCATACCAGGGGTTTATGCGTATGCCCGGGTGGATCCAGGACATCGGCCTGGTTGCCGCTTATTTTGTGGGCAAAAAGGGGGCGGTGGTTCTGGGCGGCATTACCTATGTCATTGAAGGGGTGATGCGATCCATTGATAGCTTCAAGATGGTTACCGCCGGCAAGACCGGGTTTTGGGATTGGGTGTTGATGGACAAGGAAGAAGGCGCCAAGGCCATGGCAGATTTTGAGGGGTATCTGAAACGGTCGGAAGCAGAGATTGACCGGCTCGGCGCAGCGGGGATCATATCGGGAGAGGAAGTCAAGAAGTTAAAAGAAGAGCTTAAAGCGCTGGGCGGGGGTAGTAATGAAGCGGCTGACGAGCTTAAAAAGCTCTCTGCTGCCGGTGGATTTACCGGCCAGATTGCGAAATACCTGCTTGAGGCGAATGCGAAACTGGATGAGTACCGGGAGAAAGTAAAGGCGGCCAAGGATGAGCAGGCCACTTACCGGCCGCCGCAGGTAAGCGGCACCGCTGCACCGGCTGCATTAACCGAAGACCAGAAGAAGGCGCTTGAGGACTACAAGAAGGCATCCCTTGATATTGACAAGGAGATTTATGCATCCTCGCACACGTTGTACCAGGCAAAGCTAAACGACATCGAGCTTGAGATCAACGCCTACCGGGAAGCTGGCATCGAGAAGGACCGGCTGGATCAGCTTCGCCTGGTAAAGCAGGAAGAGCTGAACCGGGAGCGGGTTGAGCTTGAAAGAGAGATGCAGCTTGAGTTAAGGCAGGCCGAGCTGGGCGATGAAGGAAAAGCGACCTATGAGCTTGAAGAGTATAAGGCGCAGCTCGCCGAGAAGGTGGAAGCGGCCAGGCAGGCAGGCGTTGAAGAAGTGGCCTTGCGCGATTACGTCAACCGGATGACGCTTGCCAAGGAAAAGGAGCAGTCGCAGGCGCGGATTGACCTTGAGCGGGAGATCCAGCTTGAGATCATCGACGCCATAGGGAGCGAGCAGGAAAAGGCATATGCGCATTTTGTGGCCGACCTGCAGGATCGGGTGAAGGAGATGAAGGCCGCCGGCATGCAGCAGGTGGAAATCCAGCAGTATGTCAACGCGAAGATAGCAGAAGAGCAGAAGAAGACCACCGAGCAGCTTGCGCAGTATTGGGAAGACATGGTCACCGGGATCAAGGCCAGCATGAGCGATACCTTTGCGGCCATGTTCAGGGGCGAGGGAGAAGAGATTGAGGCCATATGGGATGAGCTGTGGACAAAGCTGCAGAAATCTTATGCCGACATGGTGACCGAGCAGTTCAGCGGGCTTATTTCAGACATATTGCAATCAGAAGCGGTGGGCGGCCTGCTTGACACGATGGGTCTGGGAGGGTTTGCCAAGGCGTGGGAAGAAACGTCAACTCCGCCGTCTTTGAAGGTACTGGATGAGCAGTATGACCTGCAGAATGAGCAGCACAAGACGCAGCAGGCAATACTTGAGGCATTGGGCGGCAACGTAACCGGCGGGAATCTCGACCTTGATGGTATATTCGGAAGCGGCGGCAAGTTTGATTTCGGAAAGATATTTGATGAAATAAAAGGAATATTTAGCGAAACGAAAACAGAGCAGCCGATTACTCAGATTCTGGATTACACGCCGATTGATCAGGGGGAGACAACCGACTTTTCTGCGCTTACCGATGAGGTTAATATGTGCTCGGAAGCGACAGGCGGCTTTGCTACCGCGGCAGAAGACGCGGCATACACCGCAGACACGACAACGTCAGCTCTCTCGAATTTCGGCACGAAGCTGAAAGGCTTCTTCGGCGCAGGCGGCATCGGCGGCAGCGCGCTCGGCATGATAGGTGGCGGCTTTCAGGTCGCGTCGGCGTGGAACGAAGGCAACTACAAAGGCGACAGCAGATGGTCAGGTGCTGCGAAAGGTGCCGTCGCAGGCGGTCTCGGCGGCTTCGGCGTCGGCTTAGGCATACAAAGTCTCGGCCTGCTGATGGGCGTGGCAGGGCCGTGGGGTCTTGCGCTCGGCGCAATCATCGGAGCGGTCGGCGGCTTCTTAGGCGGACAGACTGCCGAGAA